TCCGGGGTCTTTACGTTCACCAGCTGCACCATCCGGGTGCCCGGTGGGGCCGGGCTGATGAACCGCGCCTTGACCCAGCCGTGGCCCACCCCGCCGGGGTTTGCCGTGGCCCGCATGTATACCCGGGTGCCCGGGCCGTTGGGGCGGTTACGGCTCATCACATAGCTGTATTCGTCCCAGGTGAAATGGGTCAGCTCATCCACCCCGATAAAATCAAAGGCTTTGCCCTGGTAGTTGTACTTGTCCTGTGCATGGTGCAGGCTGCCGAAGTAAATTTTTGCCCCGCTGGGGAATGTCCAGCAGTGGGCGCTGCCGTTGTACCGCGCTTTCGGGAAAACGGGTCTGTAATATCGCATGGTCTTGTCAATGAGCTCCGAGAGCTGCGGATAGGTCTTGCGCAGGATCAGTGCCCGGTAATGCGGGGTGTTCACCTGCCGCAGCGCCTCGATCACCAGCGCGTCGCTCTTTCCGCCGCCCGCTGCCCCGCCGTATAACGCTTCGTCCTCGGTGCGGGACATAAAGGCCAGCTGCCGCGGCTGTGGGCTCCAGATGATCTGCCTGTTTTTCATATTGCTCACCTACCCTCTGT